GTGAGTACGTCATTCAACGTCACCGCATGTCTCGCCAACAATTACGTAACTTAGTAAATCGCCCTTATTTTAACCCAAATGCAATTGAAAACGTATTAGTTAAAGGGCCTAACTACGAAGATAAATACTACGAAGACACAATTCGTGAAGAAGATACAGCCCCTAACTATAACGAGAATCGTTATGAGGTCCTCGAGTATTGGGGCGTTCTCGACGCTAACTTTGCCCGTGAGGTAGGCTTGGAGCTACCTGATACAATTTCTGAGCTTGACCAAGTGCAAATTAACGCTTGGGTATGTGGCTCTGAAGTTATTCGCTGTGTGCTCAACCCATTTACGCCTGCCCGTATCCCGTTCCACGCATTCCCTTACGAGATTAACCCGTACCAGATATGGGGAGTAGGCGTTGCTGAGAACATGGAAGATGCACAGATGCTAATGAATGGTCATGTTCGCATGGCAATTGATAACTTAGCTCTGGCGGGCAACCTCGTATTTGATGTGGATGAAGCGTCGCTTGTGCCCGGTCAAAACTTCGATATCTTCCCCGGTAAAGTATTCAGACGTCAATCTGGTGTAACAGGAACAGCGATTAACGGACTCAAGTTCCCGAATACTGCTCCAGAGAACATTCAGATGTATCAGATTGCCCGTCAGTTGTCTGATGAAGAGACAGGCATCCCCTCTATTATGCATGGTCAAACAGGCGTAACAGGGACCGGACGTACAGCCTCAGGGCTATCTATGTTGCTTTCGTCGGGTAACCTCTCAATTAAAACTGTGATTAAGAATATTGACGACTATTTGTTGAAGCCTCTCGGAGAAGCATTCTTCCAATGGAATATGCAATATAACGACTCGTCACCAGAGATTATTGGAGATCTCGAGATTAAACCACGCGGCACATCCGCGGTTATGCAAAAAGAGGTACGTACACAACGCCTCACAACGCTTTTGCAAACAATTGCTAACCCGATGCTCGCTCCGTTTATTAAAATCCCTAACCTCGTCAAAGAACTCGCGATATCACAGGACATTGATCCGGATTTGCTTGTGAATGATATGGAAGAGGCAAAACTCTACGCAGAAATGCTAAAAGGACTACAAAATGCTCAACAAGGAACAGGCCCAGAAGGTGGCGTCCCTAGTCAACAGCCCGAAGGCGTGGGAGGGTCTAACGCAGTATCTAGCGGACCTACACCAGTTGACAATTCGGGGGTTGGTGGCGGCACAGTCGGAACGGGAGATGTTCCGGTTGCAGGGGAAGCTGGATTTACTGGAAACTCTCCTCAACCTCAAGAATAACCATAAAAGTGTAGTGGAGCAAGATGGCAACTCTAAGTCCCTATGAGACTGACCCCTTTTACGAAAGACTTCGTGCTAGGGCTAGAGCAAAAAAGACTGCTGAAAAAGCGGGTCCTACGCTCGATTTTGGTAGTCAGTCGTCCTCACAGAGTGATGGACCGGGAATTGATGTCGTCGGGACGCAATTAACATCCGCACTAGCTCCTACTGCGGAAATCGCATCTCCATCTGCACGTATGGATGTAACAGATGTTAATCCGGTTGTCGGGCAGGCACAGCCTAAATACGGCGTCACAAAAGATTACACAACTCTTATGCGTATTGCGGACGGTGTTTCTGCAAATGCTATGCCCCTCTTTGCGGCCGGTGTGATGGAAAGCACTGCCCCTATTGTGGCCGCGGCAAAGGGTGAAGCTCTTAAAGTAGGTATGGGACAAACGCCTAAATACTTACGCGAATCTCCTGTTGTCGGCGGATTACCAACACAAGTAAGTGGTTTTCAGGCCGGAACAAGTTATTTACGAGAACCTACAGGTGCTTACCGTGAAGTATCGTGGGATGAGATGGGAGACTACCCAGAAGGTGCAATACTCAGTGCCCGTGAAGCCGCTCAAAGAAACCCGATAGGTTGGGTTGGCCCGGACCGGACAACGCCGATGGGTCAAATTGCTGATGCTGGGTTAAAAGTCATGAGCGTACTAAACCCTATGGCTGGAATACTCGGCATGGTGACTGGGGAAGTTCTAGAAACTCCAATCGGCACTCCGTACGCAACAGGGTCGGGCCTTGCGGGAATGATTGCAAAGAATAACTACCAGACTATGTGGGACACTCACGAAAAAATGAACGCTGGTCTTCCCGGTAATTTTGGCATGAAAGTCGGGAATAGCTACGTAACATACCAAGCTACTGAAGGGCTCTTAGGAACAGGAGCTAAAGTTGTTGGCCGCAATATGAATGCGGAACAATTTCAAAAAATGTACGCAACCCAATTAGGCTACGATTACCGCACAGTTGATTTTAACAACTCAAAGGCCGGAGAACTACAGGGCGAACGTCTCCAAGGTTTTTCAGATGGCGTCGGCGGATTTTCTGCGAGTACAGGGGAGTTCGTGGATAGCCGGGGCACCACCTATAATGATTTAACACGAGAGCAAGTACAGAACTACGTGGACTCTCTTTCGTATAGCCCTGCACAGTTAGAAGGTGCTCTCACAGCGTTAGAGGGTAAAAAGGCCGCGGCGGCAGACTCGTGGTTTGGGGCTGACTACAAACAGCAAACTTACCAGATGGCTATTGACGAAGTTCGAGGCCGGATGCAAGAAACACAGGACCTGCTATCAGCCCTGTCACCTGAAGAGTATACCATCGCGATGCAACAACTAAGTGCGCCGACTGCATCTCGTATGACTCCAGAACAGATCCGAAAAGCAGGTTCCGTTATTAATTTAATTGAGAATAGTGCATCACCTTCAGCAACGCAGTGGAGAACTGTTGTTGATCCGGTAACTGGAAAGGTAAATCGGTACAACTTTAATTTGGATCAATCATCGGACCCGGTAGCAGGGCCTACTGAAGGTACGCAAGTTGTAGGGGGTAAGACCTACACGACAGTATCCGGTGGAGGCGATAGTGATAACGCTCCGGGACCAAGTGAAAGTAGATCGTCTGTGTCGGAAGCGGCCGCAATGGAAGATGCGTATGACACTTCTTCTGCTACTTACTTTGCAAAAGGCGGCCGCGTTAATAAAGCAATGGGCGGTAAACAAGATTCTGTAGGCCCTATTGGATTTGTTAATGGACGTACTCCAGAAGAAGTTACCGATGCTGACACAGTACGTGATGATGTTGAAGGGTCAGTTCCAGAGGGTACTTTTGTTATCAACGCGGCCGCTGTAGAGCGGTATGGAAGTGAACGAGTTCGTAAACTTTTGATGTCGTCGTTGCAAGAGGCTGAAAAGCAAGGGATTGACATATCCAGCACTGACAGTACAATTACCGATGAGGAGTCTGTTTCTGTAGCAGTCTCTGAGGGTGAGGTACTCGTCCCACCTATCTTAGTAAGAATTATCGGTTTACAAAAGCTCGAGAAGATTAATGCACTTGGCGAAGCGGAAGCTGAAGACCGTGTCGAAGAATATGGTCAAGCTGAAGTATCAGAGCCAATAGAAGGTGAAGAGACTGTGCAAGCTTCTATGGGCGGTGGATTTATTAACACTCAAGTTTAATTCGGGATTCTCCTCCCGTCAATTTTAATGGCTACCCTGCAATTCCGCAGGCCCCATCAACAACCTACGGCTACCCTCAGCCATGAGGCCCCGTGAGATAGGAGACTAAAATGGCAAGACAAAAAGGGCATCGCGCCAACAAATCAAACGACTCTTTCGGAACGATCAACAATGATCAACTTTATCGAGGAAAATACCGAGAGGACGTTTATAAAGACGAAGAAGAAGAAACCGCAGTAATCGAGGACCCCTCAGAAGAAGAGGCTACTCCTGAAGAGACTCAAAGTTTCGCGGAACCAAAAGAAGGTTCTGATACTGACTACAAAAAACGCTACGATGACTTGAAGAGACACTACGACTCTAAATTAGAGGAGTGGAAAACTGAGAGACAAGAATTAGCTAACGCACAACAAGCGGGTCGTGAAAGTGGTCTTTCCACTTCAGAGCTTCCGAAAACTCCAGAAGAACTGGAAGAATTCAGAGCAAAGTACCCGGATGTGTACGCAATTGTAGAGACAGTATCAACGCTTCAAGCGGAAAATCGGCTTAAAGAGCTTAAAGATGAAGTTGACCAACTCAAAGGTAAAGAGAAAGATTTAATCGTCCAAAGTGCATATAAAGAATTACTTTCTGCACACCCTGATTTTTCTGAACTTAAAACCGATGAGAAGTTTTTGATGTGGTTGGATGAACAGCCCGCTTCAATTGCTGACGGAATCTATAAGAACAATACCGATTCACGCTGGGCTATTCGAGTCTTAGATTTGTACAAGGCAGATACTGGCGTTAAAACACGCAAGAAAACAAAAGATGCCGATCCAGCCGCAGTGGTAAAGACCAGTGCCGCAAAAGATGTGGTTGGAGAAGCTTCCGGAGAAAAGAAAATCTGGAAAGCTTCAGAAATAGGTAAGATGAAGCCGTGGGAGTTCGAAAAACTTGAACCCGAACTCGATGCCGCAAGAGCGGAAGGCAGAATCGATTACTCACAATAACTTAACAAGCTATCTCATAAGGAAACATAACAATGGCTTTTGGAGTTGCATCAGGTTATACCAACCTGCCAAATGGTAACTTTACTCCAGAGATCTTCTCTCAGAAGGTCCTGAAGTTCTTCCGTCGTGCTTCTGTCGTAGAAGACATCACCAACACTGACTACGCTGGTGAGATCGAAAACTACGGCGATACAGTACGTATCATCAAAGAACCAACAATCACAGTTTCTGCGTACTCTCGTGGTACAACTGTATCTGCACAAGACTTGGCAGATGCTGAAACTACAATGGTTGTTGACCAAGCGAACGCATTCGCATTTGCAATCGACGACATCGAAGAGCGTCAGTCACACGTCAATTTTGAGGCGTTGGCTACTTCTTCAGGTGCTTACTCACTGAAGCGTAAGTTCGATGCTAACGTTCTTTCAGCAATGGCCGCTGGTGCGGGCATCTCTGGATCAACATACGGTACAGCCGCTGGCGGTATCGGCATCCACGGTGCTACAGGCGGTGACGCCGCTGTCAACCTGTTGCTCGCGATGGCTCGTGCTCTCGACGACAACTCAGTCCCAGAAGAAAACCGTTTCTTCGTAGCTCCTCCTGTGTTCTGGGAGAACCTGTTCAAGGCAGGCTCTAAGTTCGCAGAAGTACAGGTTACAGGCGATGGTACTTCACCCCTCCGTAACGGTCTTGTCATGCAAGGTAACATTGCTGGCATGAACTGCTACAAGACAACTGCACTGAACAACTCAGGTACAGATGTTGTGACAATCGCATCACAGCTCGACGACGAGTATGTTGTACTTGCAGGTCACATGTCTTCTACAGCGACTGCATCGCACATCGCTAAGACAGAAGTCGTTCGTGACACTTCAACCTTTGCTGACATCGTACGTGGTCTTCACGTATTTGGCCGTAAGGTCCTACGTCCAGAAGCACTCGTCTTGGGTGTTGTCGACGCAGAGTCAACTACAGGTTCTGCTCTTTAAGAGCGATTACGTCGGGGGCCTTCGGGCCCCTTGACACTTACAGAATTATAATTTAAAATCAGATTAACGGCCTCCGGGGTATATACACACGATGGGTGCTAAAAGAGGTTTGTGGGACAACATCCACGCAAAACGTAAAAGAATTAAAGAAGGTTCTGGTGAGCGTATGCGCGAGCCGGGATCTAAAGGTGCTCCTACAGCAGAGGCACTAAAACGATCCGCAAAAGCAATGGGCGGATATACCGAGCGTTGGAGAAAAGCTCGTGGAGGATACTAAAGGCTACACCGAACGTTGGGCAATGGCCCGTGGAGGCAGATCTGCCGAAGCAAAAAGAAAACGTGCACAAGGTCCTAGTCTATCCGTCGGCAGAGGCGAAAAACAATCGGTAGAAGAAGGCGGCGGCTTAACAGCAAAAGGTCGCGCAAAGTATAACAGAGCTACCGGATCAAATTTAAAAGCTCCAGTAACAGAAAGTAACCCTACAGGTCAACGTGCAAAACGTAAAAGAAGCTTTTGTGCAAGATCAAAAGGCTGGAAAGGAGAGCGCGGGTTAGCCGCACGTCGTAGATGGAAATGTTAATGAAATACGATATCACAGCACTTGAAGATCAACTTATTGACCATGAGGGTCTTGAGTTAAAACCTTACCGTTGTACAGCAGAGAAGCTAACTATTGGTGTAGGGCGTAATATTGAAGACCGCGGAATCACGGAAGATGAAGCTCGGTATTTGTTGAAAAACGACATTAAGATCGTAGAAGATGAATTACTTGAGAAAAAACCCGTGGTTGCTGGACTTGATGCTGTTCGTCAGCGGGTGCTTGTGGACATGGGCTTCAATCTCGGCATCCCAACTCTTTTGAAATTTCAAAACATGTGGAACGCTATTGAGGAAGAAGACTTCCAGACTGCGGCAGACGAAGCTATGGACTCCCGCTGGGCAAAGCAGGTAGGACGTCGGGCGGAAAGACTCTGTCAGGCGATGGCTACAGGTGAGTGGGTCTAAATGACCGTAGGCCGGAACGTTACAACGAACAGCCGGATGAAGACCGTGAATCTCACGGCAACAACGAGTGCTCAAGAAGAAACGTTGTACACTTGCCCATCGAATTGTCGTGCTCACGTATCAATGCTAATGGTCACGAATGTGACAGGAACTACAACGGTTGACGTTCAATTCCACCGTTCGTCCGATTCATCTGTTATGCACATCCTTGGCGGTAAGAACCTAGGTGCAGGTGAGTACGTTTTATTTACAGGTGCAGAAATGGTGATGGAGTCTGGGGATCACATCACAATGACACCAACAGGCAGTGGCCCGCAAGTTGACTTGATGGCAACTGTCGAAGAATTCTTTGTTATTCCCGGATAACAAGAACACCCCCAAAGGAGAAAATAATGAGTAAATCAAACTACCTTGAGAACGCTGTTCTCGACTTCTGGTTGAAGGCAAACGCGGGCACTTACAGCTCACCTTCTACCGTATACCTCGGAATCTTTAGCTCCGACCCAACAGACGCGGGTTCAGGAACAGAGATTGCATCGACTGGTTACACAGCAACTGGCGCAGGATCAAACCAACGTCCTCCTATCGCATTCGGTAGTGCATCAGGTGGATCAATTGCTGGCCCAACATCAGACATTGAGTTTGAGAACACCAGTGGCTCTAGCTTCACTGTATCTCACTTCGGTGTATTTGACGCGGCTACTTCAGGTAACCTCCTCTATCACGGCTCTCTATCTTCAAGTAAAACCATTGCAAACGGCGATTCAATCCGTTTTGAATCTTCTTCAGCAATCACTATTACTGAGGGCTAATCGATGGCACTTGTTGTCGCTGATCGTGTAAAGGAAACTTCCACCACGACAGGTACCGGTACCTTCTCACTTGGGGGTGCCGCTGACGGTTTCCAAACTTTTGTCGCAGGCGTAGGTAACACAAATACTACGTACTATGCTATCGTGGATAGCGCGACGGGAGATTGGGAAGTAGGTATTGGAACTGTTACGGACGGAAGTCCGGATACACTTTCACGCGACACGGTGCTTGAGTCGTCAAACTCCGATAGTAAAGTTAACTTTGGTTCTGGAAACAAGAGTGTTTTCTGTACCCAGCCTGCTGAAAAAGCTGTTTACTTAGACGCTTCGGGTAA